GGCTTTTTGTGGAATCGGATACCGAGTCCGGCGAAGTCCATAAACTTTGCGTATTCAAGCTCTGGGAGTCCAATGAGGCTAGGTGCTCGTAGTAGCGTATGGTAGAGCCTGTCTGTGTGATTGCTTCGAGTGACATCTGTTGTGCCGAGGTCATAGAGAATATTCTGAGCAAGGCTTCTGTCAGCATCTAAAGTACCTTCCCACTCTAACTTAGTGCCCTGTGCCCACTTACTTTGAGACTGCATGTCTAGCTCGTCACCGGTATTTAATACAAGGTCGAACTTTTCGCGCTTTACTAACTTGATAAGATTTTTAACTGCTGCTTCATGATGGAAAGGAATCTGGAGATCTGATATCACAAGATATCGTTTTTTAATCATCGTCCTCATCTTCGTAATCGCCGAACCTTTCTGGCTCGACTGGATCAGGCAAGATCCATGCAGGGTAGGCTGATCGCTCTACGATGATTCCTAAGACGGTTTCCTCATCAAAGCCTGCTCGCTTTAAACTTTGAGCAAATTCATACATCCCGATGCAGTAAGCATCGAGAGCTGAGTAATCTTGCTCAACTAGATTCTTAGTAGCTTTTCTTGCCATTGGAAAATTATCGGTCTAAGAGAAGATTATAGATCTCATCAACACGCCCATTAAGTCTTTTAATTTCAGACAATAGGTGTGTAATGACAAAGCCCGAAAGACCGCCTAGCACTGCAAGGGTAGCCATGTAAAGAGTAAAAAAATCTGTCTGTGTCACTTTTTCAAGCCAAGCGCAGAATCGTTACCATTGAGGTATCGAAGTACAGGTGGAAGGATTGAGGCTACGCCTGCTGCAATGAGAGCTTTAGGATCTGTGACCCCTGCTGCTGCCATTGAGATTACTGCTACTAGAAAGGCTCTTGCCCATGATCCTGCTGCTGTCTTTAGTTCTTTCATTCTGTGGCTCCTAACATAGGTACTTGAAAAAAAGCCTCATTATTGTCAGCTTCTTTTTCAAACGAGATATGGCAGTGGTGGTTGTGTTTGTTTGAGCCCTCGTATGGTCGCCAAGCCCAAGCCTTTTTAGCTGAGGCAATACGACCATCAAAGATAATGTAGGCAATGCGTCTTTCTTTTTTAGACTTGCATAAGAGACGAATCTGATCTGCAATATCTGGCATGAGGTCTGGCTTGCTCCGACCACTGACATCACGATCAACATCGATGGCACGAACCCAACCATTAGCATCGGGATTATGATCGCTAGGGCGAGCTGCGTGTCTGGTATCACCGATCCAGCCATCCGATGTGCGGTCACGACTTGGGTATGCGTCATCGAACTGCTCTCGAAGTTGTTTAGCTGCCTTACTAAGCTGGTACTTCATTAAGGCTCGCTAGGTATGCCTCATAGTCAGAGTTACTAGGATCTTCTGGAATCCACGAAACAGTTCCATCTTCTTCTGTTCGTTTGATTTCTACATTTCCCGTTGCAGTTGTAACTACTTCATAAATTGGATATGTCATTTTATAGCTCCGCTGATGCTGTGTAAGTGTCTGCATAGCCGCCCGCACCGGTGCCGCTTGCAATTCGAGCATTAACAAAACTTGTAGTCCCAATACTAGATGCGCTAGAAGCTGTTGCAGGAAAATTGCCGGCAACGGTGGATGTATTTGTAATTGTTGGAGCGGTTCTCATTGCTACTGGGAAATACACCATTGTGTAGAAATTGACAGTGTTTGTTGCAAACCCGTTCCAATAGACTCCCGCTGTGTTTTGTTGATAGTACCGCTGGCACATAGCCAATTCAGCCTGTGGGCTATTACCGCTTGCAGTAACAAAATCGGTCATCGTCGATCCTGCTTCAATTTGTGCGCCCCAGAAATCAAAAGTATTATTTTGAATACCCATTGAACCTGTATAAGCATTACTGCTTGAACCTGCTGACACCCAAAACAACATTTCAACAGAATCTGTGTTTGCTGTTGTTCCTATTGTTTTTCCGCTAATTGAAGGAATTGCCATAGTAATGCTGTAACGCGCCCATGAAGTACTAAGCGTCGCTTGTCCGCCGTAAGTAATTACAACGGCTGATGGACTGCCACCAGTACCAAAGTTTTGCGATGCCGATACTGCAATTTTTGGGGTTCCGGTTGCAGCCTTAGCCCAGAAAGAGACCGTTACTGTTTGACCAGCAAAAGTGCGAACGCTTTCAATTAACTGATCAAATGTTGAATAATCTCCTGCTGCCGATTGTCCACTTGTTACAATTCGTGCATAATTTTTGCCTTCATAGCCTGCTACAGGTGCAGCACCTAGTGTAAAAGTTTGGCTGCTATAAGTTGACGTTCCACCAGACGTTAATGTTTTCCAACGATCAAAACCATAAGTACCAGTTGTAGTTGTACTTGTAAAAGCTCTTTGATTCAAGGAAAAATCTGCGTTAATAAATTTGTTCTTGCCAGCATAAAATGAGTTACTTCCCCCTGAAGGTGTAGTCCATGTGAAGTCCATGTCTGTAGCAGATGTCTTTGAGAGCACCTGACCAGTAGTGCCACCTTTAAGATCGACCATTGAAGCATCAATAGAATCACCTAGTGTCTCGATGGCTACTGCGCCATTCTTAACTAGGTCGCTGGATGTAGGTACTACCCATCCAAAATTGGGTGTGGTTGTTGCCATTAGGTTAGTGCTCCGATCGCGTTAGTCCAAGTAAGTGTACCATTTACACCTGTCCAGATTAGGGAGAATGGTAATACCGTTTCCCATTGTGTAGTCGTTAGTGAGAAGTCTGTAGCTGAGACATAGAGAGTCATGTCCACAGAAGTAGGGTTAGCCCGTAAAGCGATGTTTTCTACAAAGCCATCAAAAGCACCGCCCAAAAGGTTGCTCGGCAGATTGTCAATTAAGACAGGCTGACCAAAGAAAATACCAATAAGGTTGTCCAGCATTGCATCTGGCATATTGGAATTGTCTAAGCGGAAAGTTATAGCACCGAGTGAGCCTCTAGGGTTTTTACGAAGGGCAAGCTCTCTAGTAGCAATCTGTGTAATGTCGACTAAGTCTTTAATGTTAGATTCCGAGGACTTTTCATAAAGCCCAAAAGAAGCAATAGAATCTTGATCCGAGTCAGTGTAGGTAGAGTTGTAACCAGTTGAATAACGATAGATTAGGCTGTTACGGATACGAGCTGTCTGTGTCTGAGATTGAATACTGCTGGCAGTTGCATAAGATCCATCAAGGTTAGTAAAGCCATTGGCTGCAAGATAATTAGACCTATGATCGGCATCGTCATAATTGACATTCCCATAACGATCCTCGTTGAGCTGACCGAGTGCGCTTTGTGCTATCTGATCTGCAAGAGATCCAGACTTTGCAGTAGCACTGGCAGTCTGACTGATCATCGTATAAAAGCCCGAGTCAATAGTGCCGATATAAGATTCTGCGTCATTCCATGTCTGAGTTGGAGGATATGTATCCCACGTCACAGTTGGAGTTATTTCATTCCATTTAAGGTTAAGTGCGCTGCCTAAGATCTCGCCTATTTGTGCGCCATCTAAGCCTTCTGCCAAAGCTGTGTTATAGATGGACTTAGTAAGTTTGGAAAGGCTTCCAATTCCAAGGATAGTGCCAGTAGTTACAAAGCCTGTTTCATCTGGGCTTCTGACTGCAATATTAAAGTCTGATACTTCTCCACCGAACACAGTGACGTAAGCACCTGTAGAGTTTTTAAGTTCTAGGGTTACGCTCTCTGTAACATTGATGGTAAAGGGTGCATTGGTGCTATTGATAATGTCCACTTGGCAATAGCCTGCTGTAGGTTGCCGATCGATGTCTGTGCGACCTGTGGCATAACTGACAGCTGTAACAGTGGTATAGACATCATCCCCAACCGTTACTCGCCATTCTGGAAGCCATGTCATACAAGCGTACCGGCTTTAATTGTGCCTCGATCTATAGCATTTTGTACAATGCTTGTGATCAGGCTTGCAAGGGCGTTAGGATCTCCGATCACACCATTGAAATTGTTAGTTACTGAAACTGGCTGAGCAGTACCGGCTTTAATGGCAGCAGCGTTTTCGGCTGCTGCTGTAGCAGCGATGGATACAGCAGCGATGATAGAAGCTAAAAGAGCTGGATCCCCAAAAGTAGATGGGACAGCTGTAGGTAAAGGAGCTGAGTTAGAAGTCGTAGTTCGGTTTTCAATATCAGTTGCAACATCTGGTCTAAGAGACTTAGGATCTGTTACGCCAATAGCCAAGCCTTCTGCTACCGTAATTTTCTGACCGCTAGTAAGTCTTCTAAGAATATCCGTTATTTCTTCTCCGGTAAACTTCTTTTTAACAGTACCGCCAGCTAATACTTTTGCTGCTGCTGTTGCAGCTGCTAAAGCTGCTAAAGCTGCTTCGGCTGCTGCGCTGATTTCAACCTTGATTATTCCGCCAGAAGGGATATTTAGGCTATCTAATATTGCCTTAGCATCATTCAAATTTTTTAGGCTGATTAGATCTTTTGCAGCCAGAGCTTCTAAAAGTTTCTTTATGTCTATAATTTTAAGTTCTTGGTTAGTTAAAACACCAAGGAGCTTTGTGCTCTCGTTGAGTGCTTTAGTAGCTGCTTCAATTCTTTTAATATCCCCTGAGGCAATCGCATCTTCTAAAGTTTTAATATCTCTTAATACTGACAAACGAGTAAGATCATTAGTAATGGCTAGAAGTTGAGCTGCGCTAGTGGCTTTCTTTAATTGATCAACCTGATTTATCTTAGCTGCTTCTAGTTGGATTGCTTCTATGTCAAAGGCAGCACCACCCTTGCCCAATGCAAGATTAGCCTTATCAATGGCAGCAGACAGTTTCTTATCTTTTAATATCTTTGCTTGGTTGGCAGCTTGCTCTTTGACTAGAAGGGCAAGGGCTTTAGCACG